CTGGTCTTCGCTCCACTGCGTCAGATCTCATCTGCCACGTCCTCGTAATCACGGTAGAGCATCAAGGTACTCGTTTTCCACTCCCAACCTACTTCGTCCACAAGGGCCTTGAAGCAAGCATAGAGAGGACCATCGAGTCCTAGGGCATACGCGACGCCATCCAGGGAGTCGTTGGTAGGTGGAGACTTCGTCGCACTCTGATTCAGCTCAAGCTGCGCAAGAATCTTGCAAACAGAGGCTGCAGTGCGTCGGGCAGTCCACCGCCCATCTTGTTCCTCCTTGAAGTAGAGAGAGTTGAACTCAATCTCTTCTGAGATGTCCACGTAGCCGGATGAACCGGGCTTCTGGATATGGCCGAGTGAAGTAAAACGCTCGAGATTGAGGATTCCACGGTACACGGCATCGTCACCTGCGCAAAGGGACCTGTAAATCCCGCAGAGACGGAGCACGAAGCCCCGAATCCACGAGTTCATCGACGAGGTCGAGAAGATCCCAGAGGCAAGGACACAGAAGAATTGGCACTGTAGGAGGCGATCTCCAACAGAGACAATGTGAAGGGAGTTGGCAAGGGCTTCTAGGTCAATCAGAAGCTCGTAGAGCGCCCGAATAGGCCCAGCCTCAACCTTGCCCCGCATTGTTAGTTTGCGACGATCCGCCTCAACCATCATCTCCCACCGCTTGACGGTGAAGTCCCAATTACTTGCGTCATCGTAGCCGAGCTTAAAGAGAAACCTCTTCTCAGCCCTGCGACGGGAGCCAGACAAGCGAGAGCCATCAGAATCTTTCTTAGGAGGCAAAGGCCAGTGATAGCCAGGCTCTCCAAGCCACTTCTTGAAGCAAACTCTCTCATCTCGCCCCGCGAGAACGTTGAACGAAGCACCAAGGCGCTGGACGCCCGCTGGATGGTGACCCACTCCAATCGCTGAATTGAAATGGCGCTCGCCAGACTGGTAGGCCATCTTCTCATTCTTGTTGATGAGACGATGCACTATGTCCTGGCAGACCAGATCAACGATCGAGGAAACCCAAATGCAGCGCCAGCGCTGCTCCCGCTGCTTCTTGGCGTTGTGCCCCTCTTCCTTCGGGTGAATACACCGAGGGTCGAGGAGGCCAAGACAATGGGCCTCGTGAGGGGCCATATGCGGAAGTGTCTTGCGATGCACAACTCTTGCTGCCAGACGTAAAGTCACAAAATACAGCAAGACTTCGGGCTGCTTGAGCCACGCGCCCTTGTTACCGGGCAGGTGGTGGGCGGACCACCCCGAACTCTTCTTGCCGTCCATGCCGTTCACGGAGTCGTTGAATAGCTCCATTAGAGGCTTCACCCGCATTGCCGTAGGCATAGCAGGCGTGTCCTCACAGAGAGCGTTGAAGGCTCCGCATACGCAGGCACGAGTGGCACCGTCGAGCTCACCGAGACCGATCTTGGGAGCGTGCGCTTGGAGTGAGCGGTAAACCGCCACCGGTGCGTCGGAAGGAGGGAGGGCGTAATCGCCCTCTTGAAAAGAAACACCCTCGATCTCATTGGAGAAGATCTTAGTGACTATCGACGCGTAGCCGCCCGATGAGCGGGCAGATGGTGGGAACACCTTGTTCGTCTGAACCTCTGGGGTCAAAACTGATCCAAAATTGCGGACGGGGGGTTTCCCACAGTCCACGAAGACCAAACGATTAAGTTTGTCCCAAATGTCGAAGTCTGCGTCCTCTTCAATGGTCTCATCTTCTGGTGGGCACTTGGTGTAGTGCAGAAGATCGTAGTTGTAACGGCTGGCACTCCAAATGTCAACCGGAACGTCTTGCATCTTGACGAGGAAATTTTCCAAGTCATTATCTAGCTCGAGGCCCTTGAAGAAATTGTCAAGATCGACATGATTTACGCCAGTGAGGCGCTTAGGGCGGTCAAAATGGCTAGGTAACACGGGAGATGGCGCTGGTGAATTAACGCTGGAAGACCACCACTCGGTGCTCTCAGCAACGCGAGCAACATTGCTCTCAAAATCGTGCCAGAAGGTAACGTCCTCACGCAAGGACTGCGGCTCTACCCCAGGGCGAGGCTTTGCCTGTGAAGGCTTAGCCTTAGCCGGATGGGTAATGAATTCCGCAACCTCCGCCGTGACAGGGTGCATGGGAATAGGGTGACCCTTCGCACTGCGGTTCCGACGTGCCTTGCGGCGCCGTACAGGCTCCGCAGGTACATTAGGTTCTGCAAAGACTGGCACCTGGGGGGGTTGGGCGACTATGGGCTCACCACTGTCAACCTCTCCCCGATTCCCATGACGCTTACCAGCGAGAGTCCGACCACGCGTCTCAAGGGGTTTGGAAACACTTTGCATCCCTGGCATGTGCTGGGTAGCACCAGAGTTTTGCATGTCTTCCGCCCATTGTTGCTTGGCCGTCTTGGTTTGGTCAAAACCTTCGTAAGCATCCTCCCCATCTTCGTTGAAGTAGTTGAGTTCCTTCTCAAAGGCATCGTCATAGTCGTAGGCCTCTTCATCATCGTCTGGAGCTGCAGACTCTGGCGAGGCACGAAACTGAACTGGGGGCACAAGACCGAAAGCGCGCAGCATTGCTGCCAGCGACTTACCGGTGATGGCCACGTTGAGTCCAAGAGTTGTGTCCGCACCGAGATGCATCCCAACAATTTTGGGGCCTTCGAGAAGCAACGAGCCACTGAAACCAGCAGTAGTGCTGGCACGGTGAAAGAAACATCCTTGGGGGGGGGCGGCGCTAGTAGTCCGATCGGCTGTGCCGACGGCCCGCATGGTTGCGCCATTAGTAGCACCATAGACAGTGAATTTGCCTGTG